TCAGCCTGCTTTTGGCTTTCTATAAAGGCACTAGAGCTCATCATTGCACGGCGCATGACACTATCTGCCAAGGCATTGTTATTGAGAAAAGCTTCAGGGTTTGCACTCTTACGCATTTTCTCGACTAAGCCAACACCGCCCCAGCGTTTAATATCTTCTTGGGACCAGACCACCTCTCCTTTATGGACAATACCAGCAGGCTGATATTTCCCACCTGATCCAGTGTAACCACCGTCAGCAAAGCCTTGATCTTTAATTGCCCGGATGTTTGCAATGATGCTTGCACCTTGTGCAATAGCACTTGCAATTAATGGGATATTTGCTGGAAAACCAACACTAGCCGCCTTTGCAATACTTTGCTGAATAGAAATACCTGCAGCTGCAATGGCATAAGCTTTATCAGCAGCAAACATGATCTTGTATGCTTTTGATTGCTCGCCAAACATTGAACCAAACATCGATGTGAGTGAACCCATCATTTGGCCACCAAGAGCAATTTGAGCATTCAATCGATCTTGGTGATACTTATCTTCAATATCCTGAGCATTCTGAGCATATTCGGCAGCGATCTGATTGCGTTGGTCCTGAGCAGCTTGAATGATAGCTGTTTTCCGGTTTTCGAAGTCCTGTTGCTTGATGAGTCCTGCTTCCATGTGTGCATTTAGAACATCTAAACAATTTTTTTCATCAAGATCAGTAGCAGCAAATTGACTATCTGCTAAATCATTTGCAGCATTTAAACGGCTAAATCGTTCCTGATCCTGTCTGAAAAATTCTCCGGTACCATTCATATCCGCTTGGATACCACCCCAGTTTTGAACAGCATTATTCACTTTATCGCGTGTCTCTTTATCCTGATTGGCTTTAGATAATGCGATTAGCTTTTGCCGCTCTTCTATAGAAAGCTTGGTATTCTTAAGAATTTCCTCCCGTTCGAGTCTGTAACGTTCCTGCATGGCTTGCGTTTCAGAAAGCAGAGATAAACGGGCTTGAAACAACCGCTGTTCCTGAGCTAGTTTTAATAACCCTAACTCTTGCTGTTTTTGCTGTTCCAGCAATTCAACAGCTTGCTTCTGCTCAAACTTACTTAATTCAAGGTCATGAGCTGCATTGAACTTTTTACGGTTAAAGGACTCTTCTAGTAACTGTTCCTCGGTTTTCTGGAACTCCTTATAGTCTTCCAATTTCGTTCTAAGGGCTTGTTTGGCTATAGCAATATCATTATCTGCACGACGATTTATTTCCGCCTTTATTTCTGCAGTACGTTCCGGGCTAAAGTTTGCTTTATCAACATCCTCCAGTCTTGCCTTTCTATTATTGTTAATCCGTCCGACTTCACTAGCCACCTCATTTTCAAGTGACCGTTGCAAATCCTGTTGACGTTCAAGTTGAGATTGAATATCACCAGCTGCTTTATCACTTCCTTTACTTGCACCACCTTTCACCTTGCTCTGCATCTTGGGAGATTGATGTAGAAGCTTAAGAGACACTCCATCCTCAAAGATCACTTCACTGACATAACCACCTCCCTTGCTGTCATACCATGTCTTGATATCTTTCACAGCAACATTGGTCGTGATTGGTGTTCCTTCAGGCATTGAAAAATCAATACCTTTATGAAATGAAGAAGCCCCTTTAGTTGGGGCTTTTCGTGGACCATAATTAGAACTGATCTTGTAGGAAGTTAAAGGTTTTCCTCCCGCCTGTAATCGAGCCAGATGTTCATTAGAAACTTTCTGACCTGACAATGAGCCACCATATCGGACGTCAAGATGTGGACCAGTACCAATACCGGATTGACCGGAAATACCGACCAAGCGTTTAGTAAGTTTTGCTTGTTTTTCAATTTCCTGCGTCTGCTTTCTTTTAGCTTCAGTTAATTTATCTTCTCGCTCCTGTTGTTCTTCGATGATCTTGAGATTTCTAAGTGCGCTATCAATTTCATCTTTAGACAAAATTGCACTCATTCCTTTAGCTTTTTGCAGTTCTAAAATGGCATTAGCTTGAGCAACAGTGTAACCTTTATCAAGCCAACCTGATTTATAGATTGAATCAATAACGCTATCTTTTTGCTTGGCTTGATAATCTTGCAAAGCCTTAGTTGCCTTTTCTGCTTCAGTAGCAGTATTTCCTAAAGCATCCGCTTGTTTTTGATGCTGAATTGCCGCATTTTGTGCTTCATTACCTCCAAGTTTCACTTCAACTCTTAATAATTTAAGTTTCTCAGCTGATAAACTTGCTTTAGATGCATTGTCATCATACTGCGCAGCCTGTTTTTTCAGATTTTCATATAGATCTGTAGGCAACTTAATTTTATTTAGACGTTCAATGGCTTCTGTATAGCTGATAGTTCCAGTTCTCGCTTCTTGGGAAATTTTTTCAACCTCCCTATTTCCTCGTGCATAGTTCTCGATATCAATTAATGCAGACCCTACAGCACGCGATGATTTCTCTAATGCTTTATTTTGTGCATTAAAAGCAGTAGTTAAATCATTAACTGCTTTAGCCTTATCATTGCCAGTTAATTTTTTTAACTCCTCATCAGCTTTCTCAGCAACTTTAGCTTGTTCAGCAAGCTTTTGCTTTGCCTCCTCTGCCTTATTATTAAAATAAGAATAGGCTGCCGCTAATCCCATTACTCCTAATGTTGCAACTCCAGCCCACCCACCAATTAATCCAAACGCCCCTTTAGCTAGTCTCCCTGCAATTGAAGTTGCAGTATTTAGCTTAATTTGAGCTGCTGTTTGTGCATTTGTAGCAGCAGTTACTGCTGCCTGTGCTTGTGCGTATCGAGTTGCTGCCGCTGTTGCGCCAAATTTAGCTTGGGTTTCTGCATTTGTTGCTCGCACATTCGCGAGATGAGCTTTTGCTGCATTCAAAGCAGCGGTAGCTTCTGCATATTCTGCTTGAGCATTTAATACAGATGCTTGGCGGCTCGCTAAAGTTGAAGCCATTCCCTCTTTAATAGCAGCGCTCTTCATCAAAATTGCACGAGTGATATATCCAATACCAACTACTAAAGCCCCATCAGCAATTAAATCTAAATTACTTGCAAGAGTTTGAACTGATCCAGCTAATACCTGTGCCGCACCACTTCCCTTACCTGCTTCGCCAACAAATTTTGTGATCTCGTTGTTTAGGAGTGTGAGAGACTGCCCGATTGTGATATCTGTTTTAGCAAAAAGAGCATCAACATCAGATTCTACATTTCTAAGCGCTTTTACAATTTCTTGTGAAGTAATTTTTCCTTCAGCCGCAACTGAACGCAACTCTCCTACGGTGATCCCCATACCTTTAGCAATAGCCTTTGCTAGAGCTGGTGTTTGTTCCATAACTGAGTTGAGTTCTTCACCACGTAATGTACCGCTTGCCAAAGCCTGCCCGAACTGAACTAAAGCTGCATCAGCAGCTTCTGCGCTTGCACCACTAATTGCTACAGCTTTAGAAACTGTTTCAGTTAAACGTGCTGTGTCATCCATTGTGAGGTTTAAAGTTTTGGCATTATCACTAAAACGCTGGTAGACCTGTAGAACAGAATCCCATGCTGAATAGGTTTTTTGAGCAATTCGGAAAGTGTCTTCCGTAGCTTTATTTAGTTCAACTTGATTATTAGTGACCAACTTAAGGCGGTTTTGTAGTCCAGTATATGTATCCATCTTTGAAATGGCTGAACCTACTGTTAATAAACCAGCCATATACCCTGCTAGTGCACGAGTTGCTACAGACATCCGGTCCATAGATTTCGAGGCGAAATCCCCTTTTTTGGTGATGCTATCCAATTCAACTGATAAGTCTTGTGCAGTGCGTTTCGCACGTTCCGAATCAATAACAATTACTAAGCGAGCTTCTTGAGCCATTTGACTTTCCTCTAGGTAATAAAAAACCGCCATAAACGGCGGCAATAAATCGAGACTTAACTAGGCAATACTTTTTGACTTTTCCAAGATCCATGAAGTTATCTCAGCCCCTAGATCTCCATACATTAATAATTGATAAGCTGATTTTGGCGAATAACGCGTTTCTTTTTCACCAGCTATTCCTGTTTTTGAAAGTTCAATATTTTCCCAATCCTGTATAAGATGAGTTGCGATAATTTTGGCAAACTCTTGGGCTGATAGCATGGCACTCATTCTAAAAATACTTTTTTTGGTACAAAGCATTTTATAGGCCTCACCAAATTCAGGATCAGAAAAAGGCTTAATCCTGAAACATCCAAAAACTTGATCATTTTTCTTAAAAACAAACCATTTGGATTTATCCGTCATATTTGCTTCCAAAATTTCGGTAATAAAAAACCGACCATTGATAGGTCGGTTTTAGGCTTTAATCGCTGCAATGATTTCAGGTAATTTCCAGATTAGAATTGGTATGGAAAACAAAATTAAAAAGGCAATAATTGTCTGCCATAAGCCATACTTTTCAATAGACACTTTCATAAGCTCCACTATTGGTTTAAAATGCTCCATATAGATTTACTTTCCTCTTACTTTCGTCGGTGGGTGGAATGAAAAACCCCAGTAGTTAGCGCTACTGGGGTTTTGTTTTGGGTATTAAAAAACCCACTCAAATGAGTGGGTTCTGTTTAAAAATAATTACTAAGCTGGGCAGTTAAACCAGTTCGGTCGTGCTAGAAATCTTTGTCCATTAGACATGGCTATCACCGAACAGTCTGCATCGATCAACGGCTCATTTTGTAGGTTCCTGAAATCCAACAATCTAGCAATATCTCGTGCTGCTTCATTCGCTTTCACTACTAAGTGTGAGTAATACGCGAACTTCTTCACATCAAGCATTTTTACAGCCAGCAGAACTGGAACGATTTCATCATTTTCTATGATGACTGCTTCAGTAAGTTTGCGAACCAGCTCATAGGCGTCTTTATCAAATAAAGGATCTTGAGGTTTCTTTTCCTCTGGCTTTGCCCTTAAATCCATAACTTCTAAATAATGCTTAGCATCCTCAAAGTGAATAGCTCGTAATTCTCGGTAACTTGCTGAGTATTTAAAGTGGTTTTTTAAACGACTCCACATTTGCACAATCAAATTTTTATTACCTTTTGCTCTTGTATGAACAATGTTATAAAGAATGCCAGCTTGTTCTGGTGAGATAGTTTGTTTTCCATTAAGCAACCACTCCATCACAAGTGAATCGTAAGCTCGGATAACCATCAAGTGGAATTTGGGACTAATCCACATTGCATATGCGTAAACAATTTCCTTAACTACATATGTTCCTCTGTTGTCACCACCATTGACTACTTTTACAGCACTCCTCATATTTGAGGAGTGGTCATTATCTGAACTCTGCAAATTTGCAGAGTGGTCAATTTCATTTATTAACTCTTTAATTTGCTCAGTTCTTAAAAAGTTAGATGGCTGGTGTTTCTTTTCACCACCACTTGCTTTATGAAGGTCACCCAACATAAAACGGCCTTCTTCATCTTGGCGAATGGTAAAATCACCAATAACTAATGGCTTATTATTTGGATTTAAAAAGTTTTGTGTTAAATTAGACATGTTGTCTTTCCTGTAGATTGCGACTTCAATCAAGCCCTGTCCGCCAAGATCACGGGCTTTTTTGTTGTCTATTGATTTCATGCTTTCGCACCTTCAATTTCTTTACGCATATTCTTAATCGCTTGATTAATTACATAATTAACCGGTCTTTCATTTTCCTCTGCTACTTTCTTTAACCATTCATGAAGCTCGTGTTCAATTCGCAAGTTAAACTGCATCTTGCGTTGTGGTTTCGATAACACTCCCATTTTATACTCCTATCAATCGGGTATGATTAAATATAGAATTAATCGGGTAGTATTGTCAATACCCGAATAATAGAATTAATATCTATGTTAAATTTGCGGTATATGGTTTATTTCCATGAGTAAAAATGGTGGTCATCTCACAGTCCAGTACAATCTACGCTGGTCAGAAGAACTGAGAGACAAAATCGCTGACGAAGCTAAGAAAAATACTCGTTCGATGAATCAAGAGATTATTGCTCGTTTAGAACACAGTTTTCGGTCTGAGTCAGCATCAAAACCATTCCTTTCTTTTGATAAAGATACCTCACATCTGGTTATTGGAGATGCTGAGGAGCGTAAACGCCTAGCCCAAATAGCTGCTAAAGCTGTTTTTGATGCTTTAGGACAAAGCCTAGATCAAGATGATGATGAAAAAAAAGCACCCTAGGGTGCTTTTTTAATTACGATAGCAACCAAATCAACCCGATCAACAATGCTACACCCACCATTAATCCTATTATCCATTCAGATGCTGGATAGCCAAGAATCAAATTATTATCATTTTGCGGTTCAATAACTTTCGTTGGGTATTTGGGTTCAGGGTAGCTTGGTTTGACTGCCTTAACCGGCTTATTGCTCAGTGGTGGTGGAATACCTATATGCTCTTTACTGCGAGCGGTAGATCTTTGCTTCAAAAAGTTATCATTTACCTTTTTAATTTCCTGTTCACTCAAATTCCTCTCTTTTGGAGCCACCTCATCATCATTGGGAGATAAAGGGAAGTAAATTTCAACTAAATCTCGAACAGAAATATAGTCACTGTTGGGTAGAGCCTTAAGTAACGATAAAAATTTTTTAAACGGCTGTTTTTTATAGGCTCGATTGTAATAAGCCTCTAATTTTTTCTCTAATGTAATAATTGGTCGATTAGCTGTATAAGCCGCCTTATAAGTGTAAGATATACTGCTTAAAGCATTCTTATGCTTGCCCTCTAGTCTTAAGACATTTGCCATATCTTCATGTGGTGAGGAGTCTATAACCAGTGTTTCTGTTTTAGAAAAACCCATCCTACTAGCATGCTTTAAATAGTAATCTTTTTGATGGTTTAAATGTTTCCATGCATCGTCAAAACGCCTTTCTTTAATAGCAATCTGTGCGAGTTTCTTGCTATTAGCGGCATGCCCCAGATAGTCATCCAATATCATATCTATTCAGCCAATCACATTTAATATTCTGTTTAGTCAAGTTAATTCTCTCGAACAACTATTACTTTGTGTTTAGCTTATCTTTGCATGCTGGTGAAGCGAATTTAAGCCCATTGTCCCTTATCATTTTATATCCTCCTCCAAGCGCATAATTAAGCTCAAGAGATGTTGGAGTGAAATTACTTATTTTCCAGTAAGTCCCATCCTGAGAATAGAGTCTATCATTTAATAATTTTACAGACATTACCCTAGCTGTACCTAGGTGGTCTTGGCAAATTACACCCGTCCCATCACTTTCTAGTATTAAAGTCCCAACCAACCGATCAAATTGACCAGTCCAATAACCTGAATTACTAACAGGTGTTGGATGAATATCAAAAAAATTAGCTGTTGTCGCACAACCGGCCATCCCAAAAACCAAACTTAATAAAACAATCTTTTTCATATATAAACCTATCAAATATCAAAATTTAAAAATCAGCTAATAATCCAAATAAAAATTATTAAAGCTATAAATAGAATAACTCCACAGATTATCCATTCAGATTTAGGGTAACCCCATACATTATCTGGATTATTAAAATCAGGTTCTCTTCTAGGTGTTGTTTTCTTAGTATAACTAGAGAACTTAGAATAAGATAAGCCAGTACCTGGAATACCTACTGTTGTGCGAGTACCCTTCTTACTTACATTTACACGTGCACCTTTCCCCCCCCACAGAAACACTTGATAGCCCTTTTTTACTAACATTGACACGGATTCCAGGAGCAATTTTTATACTTTTTCTAAAATTCAATCCCATCACATCACCTATCTAGAGCAGATCTTTTTAGAAGCACTGATGGAACCATCATTACAAACAAACTTACTACCATTGCAATGACTTACCCCACCTTTCTTACCAGAGCACGGTTGTCTGCCTCTACCTGCTTCCGCAACACTTAATGAGCTTAAAACTAATAAAAGACTTAAAATGACTTGTTTCATGGTTTTTTACCGTTTGTTATAAAGTGTACTAACTTTAACAAACTGGTTACTAAATGTCACATAAAGCAAAACCACCCGAAGGTGGTTTCTATCAAATAAAACTAACTAAGCTATTTCACAATTGGTTTGATGCCATGAATGGTTATTTCCATATGAAAAACTAATTTCACTTGGTACTAAAGTTCGTTCCTGATGATTTAATGACTCAATCATACTTCTTAGTTTGCCATCACCTTGAACATGCTCTTTATATAATGCACGAAGTAATAGCTCAGTAGGTTTACCAATTAAACCGCGATCAGCTTCCCAATGTCTAATACTAGTCTCACTGACTCCTAAAAGCCCAGCAAGATTCTTCTGTGACAAGTTTAGTTCTTTACGTAAAAAACGAATTTCCTCACCATTCAAGTCAGGCTTTTGCGTAATTAAGAACAACCCAATGGCATTATGAAGCTCATGAACAGATTCAATAGATACGAGTTCACCATAGTCTTCATCATTTTCAATTGTAAATCCATTGCGCAGCCAAATATTGCTCAGACCGCATTCTTCATAGTGATACATAATTTAGCCTACTCTCTAAATGTAGTGACTACTACTGAGAATTCACCGTTCTCGCTCTGCTTGATTGCAACAGCTGTTGTTATGTATTCGCCTGCAGTGCGAACAGAAACATTTAACTGGCAATCACCACGAGTATTTGGGTACGGCCCCTCAGTAATATCTCCATGCTCAAAACAGCAAATAATTTGCTTCATAGAGATACAGCGTTCTTTCATTCTTTCTTTTGCATGTGCAGTTAACTTGATTTTGCTAGTATCTCTAGCAAATGCTCTAAGTTTTTGTTTAGCTTCAGTTAATGTTAAACACATACAAGCAAACACCAAGGTTCTTGGAAAGAGTAAAAGAATGCTGAACCGTCAAATATTGACGGTAAGGTGATTATTCATCATTTGATAATCACGCGCAACACCTTAAAGGTAATTTTCTGTCAATCCAGATCAAGTATTTTGTAACATCGACTGCGTTATTTTGAGTCGCGTTTAAGAGCAACTGCTTAATTGTTTGACGTTTTGACCAAATTAGGCTTTTCAGTCCCTGGCAATACCTAATTTGGTCACTTACCTTTGCTTTTGGTTGATATCTTCTTATGGCACTCCTCCAAAAACAAATTATCCAACGCAAAAATACAGTCATTAAAAATATGAGCAGCCACTGGCAAATCATTATGCTCAGCATAGACATTGATAGCCTGCTGATCTAAAGATAACGGTATGCTTTGCTCATAACGTCTGGATCGACATATAGTGCTAAATGCCGAAAGAATTGAATCAGCCGCATACGAATATTCTGGCGGATCCGGAATACGGCCGCCTAAGAACTTGATTTGCTCGATTTCGTGCGGCGTTTTCGACGCATACGTTTTTTGGTATTTGTAGAGCTCCATGACTTTCCCAGAATTAAAGCCTTGTCCTTGTCTGCGTCTTCCTGAATCTTCTGGGCCTGTTCTTTAATGAATAGCCAGATTGAAATACCAATATCACCAAGATTAAGAAGCTTTGAGGCATTCTCAGGTGTATATGGCTTTTCGGACTCAACAGTTTTACCGTCTACGATTTCGGCAAATACCACACCTTTCCAGTCTTCAATTAAATGGGCAGCACATGCATCCATTAACAACTCGTGATAAAGCTTGGCATCTTCATCTTTGACCATCACATCATAGCCTTTAGACGAGATCTGATTTCCTGCTCGTTCAATAGCTACCTGAAAAGGCTTATAAGCGATACCACGGACTTTGAACTCTGCCTGTACTTCGCCATCAGCCCCCTTGTATTCACACCATTTTGATACGTCCGAGCTTTTAATAATTCCGACTTTTAAAGCCATAGCAACCTCTAATTTTTAGAAATAAAAAAGCCCATGG